CGGGCTCTTCGCTGAAGTCGAAGGCGGTTTCCAGCGCCGAAGTGAATAGGCACTCGGGCGTCGTCTTGCGCAAGGCGAGCGGATGCTTATCCGGGTGTTGCGCGCAGAATTCCAGCGTGTCCGTACCCAAACTGGCCGGCGTGTCGGTGACGGCCAGGCCGGTCAGGTACGCCTTGCCAGTCTTGGCGAAGTTCGGATTGACCTCGATCGAGGAATAAATCTTCTGGCGCGATTTGGTCAGTTCCACCAGCTCGGGCGTGGGATCGATCTGGACCTGCAGCTGCAGCTTGCCGTCCGTTTCAACGGTCTGCGCGGCCGTCACGTCGCCGTAAGCGCGGAACATGCTGCCAGGGTAGATGCTCAGTTGATGCTCGATCGAGACGCGAGCGCCGTAGGTTTTACGGTTGTAGGTCTCGGCGATTTGCTGCAGCCAGGTGCGCTCGATGACGCGGCCATCGGTGGTCTGGCCTTCGGTGGCGACGGTGAACCATTTCGGGGTCGGGGTGGGCATGGTGTGCTCGCTGGTGGAGTTCGGGTCAGATGATGTTCGGGTCAGGTGTTGCCATGGTGGCCCCGACGCGATCAGCGGGCAACGCGCAGAAACCGTAACGATCTCAGGTACATACGCCACTCTCACGCGCGCGCGGGAAATTCCCTCAGCATGGCGGCATGTTAGAAATTGCCAACGATCTGGAGCCGCGACGCCTTGCGAAATCCCTGTATTTCCAAGGGTGGCGCGTCACGTCGATTGCAAAGCACCTGGGCGAAAAGCGCACCACGGTGCACAGCTGGAAGACCCGCGACAAGTGGGACGATGCGCCGGTAGTCGAGCGGGTAGAGACCGCGCTTGAAGCCCGCATGGTCCAGCTCATCGCCAAGGACAAGAAAGAGGGCTGCGACTACAAGGAAATCGATCTGCTCGGCCGGCAGATCACGCAGATGGCGCGCGTTCGCCGCTACGATGCCGGCGGCACCGAGTCCGACCTGAACCCGAATCTCGAACGGCGCAACGCCGCGCCAAAGTCCAAGCCCACCAAAAACGCGTACACCGAGGCGCAAAAGGACAAGCTATTCCAGGCCTTCAAGGAATCGCTTTTCGATTATCAGAAGGTGTGGTTTCGCAACGGTGACCAGCGCTCTCGGATGATCTTGAAGTCGCGGCAGATCGGCGCGACCTGGTATTTCGCCCGCGAGGCGTTCATCGACGCGCTCACGACCGGCCGCAACCAGATATTCATGTCTGCCTCGAAGGCGCAGGCGCATGTCTTCAAGCAGTACATCATCCAGTTCGCGCGCGAGGAAGCCGACCTCGATCTGAAGGGCGACCCCATCGTGTTGCCCAATGGCGCGACGCTGTATTTCCTGGGGACCAACTACCGCACCGCGCAGAGCTATCACGGCAACCTGTATCTGGACGAAGTATTCTGGATCCCGCGCTTCGCGGAGCTATACAAGGTCGCCAGCGGCATGGCGATGCACAAGCAGTGGAGAAAGACGTATTTTTCGACGCCATCCAGCATGGCGCACGAGGCCTATCCGCTGTGGTCCGGTGCTGCGTTCAACAAGCGCCGCGCTAAAGACGATCAGAAGATCATCGACATTTCGCACGCAGCGTTGTCCGGCGGCAAGCTGTGCAACGACAAGATATGGCGGCAGATCGTCACGATCCTGGACGCGGAGAAGGGGGGTTGCAACCTCTTCGATATCGACGAGCTGCGCGACTTCGAATACAGCCCTGATCAGTTCGAAAACCTGTTGATGTGCAACTTCATCGACGACACGGCGTCGGTGTTCCCGCTTACGTTGCTGCAGGGGTGCATGGTCGATAGCTGGCTGACCTGGCGCGACGTGCAGCCGCTGGTGCTGCGGCCGTTCGGGTACAAGCCAGTTTGGATCGGATACGACCCTTCGCATACAGGGGACTCAGCGGGCTGCGTGGTCGTGGCACCGCCCGAAGGGCCGGGCGGGAAGTTCCGCATTCTGGAACGGCACCAGTGGCGCGGCCTGACCTTCGCGCAGCAGGCCCAAAAGATCGAGGATCTGACGAAGCGGTACGCCGTGGCACACATCGGCATCGATGTGACCGGAATCGGCCAGGGCGTGTACCAGCTCGTTAAGCAGTTTTTCCCGGCTGCGCGTGCGATCCAGTACTCCATCGAGGTCAAGACGCGGATGGTCATGAAGGCGGTCGAGGTCATGCGCACCAAACGCCTGGAATTCGATGCAGGCTGGACCGATATCGCGCAGGCCTTTATGGCGATCCGTAAACAAGTCACGCCCAGCGGCAGGAGCCTGACCTACTCCGCCGGGCGTTCTCAAGAGGTCTCTCACGCCGACTTGGCGTGGGCTTGCATGCACGCGCTGGACTATGAGCCGCTAGAAGGCGAGACCAGCACCAATCGAAACGTAGTGGAGATTTTTTGATGATCGATATCGATAGCGCATCGACGCTGCCCGGGCAATCCTTCAAGCCTGCTGCGGTCGCGCCTGGCGCCCAGGCATTCACTTTCGGTGACCCGGAACCCGTGATGCAGCGGCGCGAGATTCTCGATTACATCGAGTGCTGGAACAATGGCCGCTGGTATGAGCCGCCCATCAGCTTCAATGGTCTTGCGAAGTCGTTTCGGGCGAGCACGCATCACAGCTCGGCGATCTTCTTCAAGGCGAACGTCCTGGCGCGCACCATGCGGGAGAATCCCTACTTCAGCCGCTCGACGATGAAGAAGTGGGCGATCGACTTTCAGGTGTTTGGCAATGCCTATGTCAGCAGGCGGGACAGCCTGACCGGCAAGCTGCTCGGCCTGGACCACCAGCTGGCGAAGTACATGCGACGCGGTATCGACATGGAGTCGTATTACTTCGTTCCCGGCTATCGCAACGCGCACCGCTTCGACGACGGCACCGTATACCAGCTCATCGATCCCGACATCAATCAGGAGGTGTACGGCCTGCCGGAATACCTCAGCACACTGCAGTCGGCCTGGTTGAACGAGTCGGCGACGCTGTTTCGGCGCAAGTACTACAACAACGGTAGCCATGCCGGGTTCATCCTGTATATGTCGGATCCGTCGCAGAGCCAGGAAGACATCGACAACATTCGCAAGGCCATGCGCGAAGCGAAAGGCCCGGGAAATTTCCGCAACCTGTTCCTGTATTCGCCCGCCGGCAAAAAAGACGGAGTGCAGATCATCCCGGTCAGCGAGGTGGCCGCCAAGGACGATTTCTTCAACATCAAGAGCGTGACCCGTGACGACATCCTGGCGGCGCACCGCGTCCCGCCGCAGCTTATGGGCATCGTGCCTAGTAATACGGGCGGCTTCGGGGCGGTGGTGCCCGCGGCTGAGGTGTTCGCCGTGAATGAAATCGAACCTTTGCAGTCTCGTTTCACCGAAATTAACGAGTGGCTCGGCATCGAAGCTTTCGCGTTCGATAGGTATCAAGTTGCATCGGCCGATTAGATCGCAACTGGCCTTTGCTAGGGAAAACGCCTAGCGAGCTGAATTTTCTCGAAACCGATTTCACGTTGCTCAGCCTTGCTAAGTAGTACCCTGGGCTCACACATCGGCCCTCCCACCGGGAACGGTCAGCAACGGAGATTGCGATGGTCAAGAGCATCAGCAAGGTCGCGGACCTCGGAAGAGGAGTAGTAGTTGATGGTTATTCGTTGAGCTATCGCGTTGCGAAAGAGGAGGATGGGACTTATAGAGTCACCATCCTCTCTCAGTCGGTCGGAACAACCGACGACCCCCGCGAGTGGACGCCTGCAGATGCGGCGACGTTTTTAGACGAGACCGCCGCCAATCGATATGGACGATACGTGATGCTCAGCATCACAAAGGTACGCGCGAACGGCGATTGCATCGCAACCGTTGTCTAGGCTGCGGCGCATTCGCTGAACTATTTTTTTCTCAAATACTCGCGCACCTTGTCTGCCGAGTTCCCGACAGCAGCGATCGCACCCTCAAGCTGTTGCCGTGTGCAATTCAGGTGTTCCGTCCAATAGCGGACTTCGTGGTCCTCGCTCAATGAGATACGCGAACGGTCTTGGGCACCGCGATTCTTCAGGTCATCGGCCATATCAATCCCCTTGTGTGGACGTGGGCTCCGTCCGCAAATCGCGTGCCACCTAATCGGCCCGGACCTAAGCCGGATCAATGGCGTCCGGGAGCTGGTACCTTGAATTGCCCACCTCTTGCCGCACGGTGTGCCAGCGGAAGGCATCTTCGGGCAAGCCAGCATTCATGATTTCAGCCGCGCGGGCCTGGGTGGTCGATGGGTCAAGCCATTCAATGGCGAGTGTGGCGGGGAGTGCCACGGGCCGCCGGTCGTGAACGTCCACCATGCCGCCGCGAGAATCGCTTGTGATTATTGCCATTCCCTTTTCCTTGCCGTGTGAATCCCCTGGCCTCCAAGCGCACAACGCCGCAAAGTACAGCGGGGCTTGATCGAGCTGGTGGATGTAGTACGGCTGTTTTGGCCCCTTCGGGTCGTCGGTTAGCCATTTCCACTCATACCATCCATCGGCCGGGACCAGCGTTCTCCCGCTGTCTTTCACAAGCCATTGCCACGGCCAGCGGCCTGCAGCTACGGTCTCAATCTTCGCGTTGCTGATCG